TACGGATTTTTGACAAAACAGTAATTTTATATTTGTTATGATTATTGTTATATTTGTTGTTTTGTCAAAAATCCGTATTTATTTCTCTTTATATTCTACGGATTTTTGACAAAACAGTAATTTTATATTTGTTATGATTATTGTTATATTTGTTGTTTTGTCAAAAATCCGTATTTATTTCTCTTTATATTCTACGGATTTTTGACAAAACAGTAATTTTATATTTGTTATGATTATTGTTATATTTGTTGTTTTGTCAAAAATCCGTATTTATTTCTCTTTATATTCTACGGATTTTTGACAAAACAGTAATTTTATAATTTAGTTCATATACTATATTATAAAATGCATTTAGAAGTCTAATAACGACATATTAATATTATTTTTTAGGTCTTCATTTGGTCTTATGTCATATAACTCAATAAAGTAGTTTTTAAAATCAGTTCTTTTTGGATTTATATATTGGTTCAATTCTAAACAATGTTTAATATAATCATTGTCGATGCTATATATTTGTTTTCTATCATTTCCTATTCTTGTACTTTTACTTTTAATAATTCCACAAATATTATTTATAAATGAATTATAAATTGGTTTGAATTCTGTCATATTTAATGGATTTGCTCTTTCACATCGAAATACTTTTTTATATAATGCCCATTTATTATCATCAATAGTAATATCATCGGTTTTAGTATAATTGATATCAAAATGTGTAATATTAAATTGTTTTTCTAATGTTCTAACAATCTTAATTTTATTATAAATACTATCAATATTTTTAACTTTGTAATTCTCTAATTCTAATTTATTTAATTTACCATTAATATAATTATCGCTTTTAAGCATTCTAATCAGATTAAAATATTTATCGGTTTTATGCTGGTCTGTTATTTCGTCTTTATATTTTATAATTATATCATTGTCTATTGGAATATTTAAAATATTTATTGTTTCCATATATCCATTATACTTGTTTATATTCTTGTCTTCTGCATCTAAGAATTCATTAAATAAAATCTCATTATGTTCTTTATAATTATTATTTAGTTGTTTCTGCTTTTCTTTATCTAAAGTTTCACATTCCTCATTATTTAAAAAATGTAAATCAAATTTGGCATCTTTTAATAGAATCTCATAATGTTTCCTGGTATTGGTCTTTAATACATCTTTGTAATATTCATTAAGTGTAAATAACTCAAAGAATGAATTTTCATTAATAACATTATTATAATCATCATCAATATCTTCACATACATCTTTAATTATTTCATTATGTAAAACATAAGATTTATATAAATCTTGTAATTCTTCAACATCTCTATATTTTGGCATTTTTGGCTTTGTATTACAATAATAAAATAACCGTTTAATATTTCTACATCTACATGTCTGTTGAAAACTAGAAAATGCATCTATACTATTGCCTTTAATATAAATAAATTGGTCTTGTGCTTGGTCTATTGGTTTAAAATCGACCCCTGTAATTAGTGAAGGGCTATAAAATACATATTTGTCTTTAAATTGTTGATTCGCATCAGTTATTTCGTAATCTGTTTTAGATGTGATTAATATAAATTTTTGTTCTATTTCTTCCTTTGTATAATCTGCTATACATTCATTATAAAATTTCGTTAATTGGGTACAACAATCAGAACCAAATAAAAACGGTTCATTTTTTTTAACTTTTGATTTTAGTAAATTTAAAAAGGTATTCTCGTTCGCAACTCTATACGCTTTAACTCCTTGATATGTTTGGTATTCATTAATGTAAAATTTAATATTGTCATCTTTTCTAGCTTCTAAAAATTTAAATATATTGTCGCATATATTGTTATCTGTTAGTATTAATTTATGACAATTGTGGATTATTCTTAGAAGAAGATTATATATTTTTTTAATTTGAATAATTTCTTTATTGTGTGTAAATTTTAAAAAACTTGTTATCTCATCGATATAGACTATGTATTGCCCTAGATCGTGATTAGTTAATTTATCATCCATTAATGATAACGAATTTATACATATTGTCATATGATTATTTTTTATAAATCCGTTTTTGTATGATAACATTCCAATATTCTCAAAACTTTTTAAATGTTGCTTTGATAATGTTATTAAATCTACAATGCTTAACACTTTATAAAAATTATGTTTCTGCTTTGATATATATTCGGTTATTCTTTCATTAATTGCCGTTGTTTTACCACTCCCAGTACATGATTTAATAATTATAGTTTTATTGTTTTTTAAATCTTCATATGTTAAAAATTCATTGACATATTGTTTATTTACATATTCGGCATTATAGTCTTGTGTTATTTGCTTAAATTCTTTGTAAGTTTCAATAGGATTAAATTGTTTATCTTCGTTTAAATTATCATTGACTAATTTCACTAAGTAATTCAAATTAAATTTAATATCTTTGATACCTCTCCAGATTGCATTGTTTTTGTGTTTATTATAACTAGTACTATTTTTAGACCATTCATCCCATAATTTTTTTGAATTTATGCCTTTTATATTTACACCTTTTAAAATATTAGTAATACAAAGCCATTTTAAATAATCATCGTTATATTCACTAGGTAATGAATTTAATAAATATTTTATAGCATTATCATCTATATCGTATTTTATAGATTTATCAAAACTAAAATTTTTAATTCCTTTCTCATTATATCCAATATCATTTATATTTTTTGATGACGAAGGAATATAATCCAATATAAAGTCCTTAAAATCTCCTTTAATAATAACATGTTTTATTGGCTTATCTTTTAGACTCTGATTTGGAAGACGAAACCAACGATTATGTTTATAAACTACTAAATCCAAATTTTTAGTTTTTAAGACATTACTATTTTTAATTCCTTTAAAAATTTCTTCTTGCTGTTTCAATGAAGCATTTAAATTTGCAATACTGAAATGTACTGAATGCTCATTCCCTTTAATTGAATGAGTATATTTTATACTTGAAACTTCTATTTCAAAGTAAGCAGCAATAATATCAAAAATATCTAATACTTCTTCAAATGTTGAACAATGGTCAATATCCCCAAATATAATATAATTGGTCTTATCTTTTAAATAAAGATGATATCCCCGGTCTGTTTTTAGTTCATTATAAATTTTATCAATATCACCACTTATTACATTAGCATTTATAGGTTCATTATTCTCATCAGTAAATATTTTATAATTTCGTAAACTGTAAATTTTATACATTATAATATAATAAGATACTTATTATATTATACTAATATTTGTTTAAATCTGTATGTTATAATATGTTATAAAATGTTATAAAATGTTATTTATTATTTTTTAACATAGGTGCTTAGCTGTTGTGATGAACTACCCATTTCTTGCATAGTATTTTGAATCTCTTGATTCTGTTTTATAGTGTCTTTATATTTATCCGTTAAATAAGTATGGCGTAACTGATTAACTCCCACCTTCATACCATTGAAAAATAAATTAATTCTTTGATTTAGTTTGACTGCTGATAATTTTGATAATTTTGAATCAAATAATAAATATTCTGTTGGGTTGACTTTTATCCACTTTAACAGTATATTTTTTAATTGAACAGGTATAGCTATTGTTTGGGTTCCGTATGTTTTAGCTGTTTTATAACTATTAAATACTAAATTTGATTTTGTTAAATAATTGTCAGTTTCTGGGTCAATATTTTTGATTTTGAAATTTACATAATCTAAACTGCGACGTGGGCTAATATACACACCACTTAATAAACACATTATAATATAATTTTGTATTTGTTGAAGGTCTGAAATTTTTAAAGCTTTTTTTTTATACAATAATTCTGCGTTATCTTTCAATTCATTTAATATATTTTCAACTTCTGATTTTTCAACCCATGATAATTTCTGTTCATCCGTTTTTTCTTGTTTTGCTATATCTTTGTTATATTGTGTTATGTCGTCCAACATTAAATTCCTATATGCTTTATTGTCTGTAATTACCACTAAAGCACTTAATATTGTTTTTCTTCTGTTCGGTGTTATAGTCTTTAAAAATTCTAATATTTTATCAGTTTCATCAAAATTTGATATATTTATATCTGAAGAATTAAAAACTTTTTTATAAATATTTTTTAATATTGAACTATAAGTTTTAATACTTGAAACACTTATTTCTGGTTTATGTTTTTTTATTTCGTCCTTAATAATATTGGTCATATTTATAATATATAATTAAGATAATAATTTTAAATTTAATATTTTAATTGTAAAATATTAAATAAGTTTTCTAGATTCAATAAAATCATTTCTAGATTTTGTACGTTGACAAATAGGAAGAGTTATATGTTTGTTATAATTATTATATGACACAGTTCTATTACAAATTTCACAAGTTATTTTACTAGTTAATTTTTCTAATATTTTGTCTTTATTAGTTTCATAATAATTTTTATTGTAATTCTTTATTTTGTCTTTGTGTGCATCTCTATATTCTTGACTTTGGTCTTTGTGTACATCTCTATATTCTTGCGGAGTTCTTCCTGGTATTTGTTTGTTTACACAAGGATTATTTAAGACATAAAATGATTCTCTTGCTGCTGCTTCCATTATAGTATTACAAGGATATTCCTCAACCAATATAATTATAGCATCACCTTTCTCAATAATTATTTTTGATGATGTTGCATTGGACGGTGATTTATGTGTTGCAAATCTTTGGCTTAATGTTTGACAGGTTTGACCATAATATACCAAATCAGGATTATTCATTGAAACAATTTTATAAATTTTACATTTACTTAAATCTCCAACTCTTGGCATTTGTTATGTTATTATATGTTATCATTTCTTTAAGTATTTAATTTAACAAAAATTATTTTTTTATGTTTTTGTATTTTTCCTAATTTTTATGTTTTTTACATAAAAAAAAGTAAATTTATGTTTTCCTAAATTTTATGTAAAAAACATAAAAATTAGGAAAAATACAAAACCATAAAATTTATTAAAATGATTATTAATAATGATATTTATTAATGAATAATATTATATAATAATTAACAATGATATTTATTAATGAATAATATTATTTAATTGTTAAGAATGATATATATTTATAAAATAATAATATGATTTTTAATATTAATTATTGAATTATATGATATTTTATAATATAGTACTTAATTAAAAATTTTTAATTAAGGCCTATATATTGTTTTTTACCATTATCTAATTATTAATATTAATATTTGATTAATTATTTTATAAATATATATCATTCTTAACAATTAAATAATATTATATGGCTTTTAATATTATTTTTAATAATTAAATAATATTAATCATTAATAAATATCATTATTAATTATCATATAATATTATATGATAATTAATGTTATACTAAATTATTAAATTAATGAATTAATTAATTTTTATTTTGAAAGTTAAATGGTCCTGCTTTTGTTTTATATATATTCAAATTGTCGACCCCTTGTTGTCTATAATGTAATTCATCAAATATTTTTAAAAATTCGGGTAACTTTCTTTTAATGTATTCAACTGTTAAAAATGTTTTATGTGGCATAGTGAAAAATGTTCTTAATAATCTATATCTATTAAATGGTCCTATTGAATTTTTAATCATTGAGTCAAATGCTATATCATGTGCTACCATCATTAATTTAATTCTATCAATTTTTTCCCAATCTCCCATCGCTTTTGCGTTTTTAACTAATTGTGGGTACACAACTAACATCACAAAATGACTATATTCTACGCTATGTTCGGCACTATCTTTCTTCCTTACAAAATCTAATATATACTCTAACATTGGCTCGCTATAATATTTCATATATTCCAATACATCATCGGTGGTATAATGTTTGTTTATTTCATCAAACATTTTATTATAATATGGTACTTCATATTCTGCACCTATAGAACTATCATCAGACATTTTCAATGGTTCTCGGTATCCCAAATAATCTGATAAATAATAATTAATAGGTGCGTCATCTAGTCATGTTTTTTCAAATTTTGATTTTAATGCTTTTATATTAGTATCATATTTTTTTTTATTTTCTGCTGTTTCAAATTTTGATTTTAATACTTTTATATTCGCATCATAAATTTTTTTATTTTGTGCTATTTTATTTATTTCTATATCTTCTAATTTTTTAAGCTCATCAATATTATTCATTAATTCTTCTATAGTTTGTATATTCACCATACATTCATTTATCAATGTTTTTTTATCATCATTCTCCATTTTACCATTATATATAATTTTTAATAAATTTTTATGTTGTGATAATAACCCGTTTAAAAATTTAGTTTGTTCTTCTCTCGTTTTTAATTCTGGCGTTTCTATTAAATCAAAAGGAATAATCCCTTCTAGTGTCATAATATTATAATAGGGATGTTTTAATGGCAATCTAATTGATTGTGGTGGTGGTTCATTTAAAAAACTAAAATATTCATTTTTTGTTGATTCGGCCGATTTCTTCATAACAGGTTTTTTATTTAGGTACTTAGACATATCAGTATTTTTGATTTTTTCATATTTAGCATTTATTTTGCTAATATTTTTATTGTGCTTCAAATCGTTTATTATAAATTTGTTTTTTGTTTTTGTTTTTGTTGGTTCTATAATTTCGTTAACATCATATATATTACTTTCTGCTTCTGGTCTTTCAGTATATTCTGCTGGTTGTCGTTTTGGTCTTTGATATGGATTATAAATTTTATGTTGAATAATTTTGTTTCTTGTTTTTGTTGGTTCTATAATTTCGTTAATATCATTTATATTATATTCTGCTAGTTGTCGTTTTGGTCTTTGATATGGATTATAAATTTTATGTTGAATAATTTTGTTTCTTGTTTTTGTTGGTTCTATAATTTCGTTAATATCATATACATTACTTTCTGGTTCTGGTCTTTCATTATATTCTGCTGGTTGTTGTTTTGGTCTTTGATATGGATTATAAATTTTATGTTGAATAATTTTGTTTCTTGTTTTTGTTGGTTCTATAATTTCGTTAACATCATATATATTACTTTCTGGTTCTGGTCTTTCATTATATTCTGCTGGTTGTCGTTTTGGTCTTTGATATGGATTATAAATTTTATGTTGAATAATTGTGTTTTTAGGTTCTTTATTTATTGTTTCATCTGATTTATATTTTACATTGACATTATGTGTCGTTATATCACCTTTTCGAAATGCGGGATTGATTTTAATAGCGGTTAAATTATATTGTTCATCATTTAAATTAAATTTAATTGTTGACGGGTCAGTGCTCACAGTACCATATGCACTATATGATGGTTTAGAAAGTTTTAAAGCTTCTTTATAAGTTATATTATGTTGTGAAGCATATTTTTTAACATGTTGAATCCATGCAGATGGCATTATATAATATTATGGTTAGATATTATTATTATTAGAAATTAATATATGAGTTGTTTTACGTTTTGATAATTCATATTTTTTATCATATTGAAATAATATAATATTTGTTCTAAATAAAAGTTTTATTATCCACTGATTTTCTAATATTAAATAAATCTTGGCTTGTTCAGCACTAATATTATGATTATTCAAGTGCTCATATATATTCATTGAATCGTCTAAATAAAAACTATTACAAGCACTAATATACGGTGGGTCCATTATTATCATACAATTAACATTATTTTTATAATTTTCATAAACTGATATTGCATCCTCACAAGTAAATATTACATTTGGATTTCTGTAAAAATCAAATATTTTATAATCTCTAAATTTAAAAGGTTTGTGTAATGTGTTTTTGCTTCTATGTCCAATAGGAGATATATTAGGCCGCATATTAAAATATTTATTACCAATTAACCAACCATAAATATCTTTGTTTTTAATTACATTATCATAATCATCTTTAGTAATTATACTGTTTTTAATCTCATTAACTTTATTTTCAAATTGTTCAACTTTATTATCATCTTGTATAATGTCATATATTTCTTTAATATATTCATTATTGTCATTTAATATAATTTTCATATTAGGATGTAATGAAGCAATATAGTAACTTATTACAGATGTGCCCGCGTATGGTTCTATTATTGTGTCTATATTTTCAAAATTTAAAAAGTTATAAAATTGTTTAATCTCGTTTCTCTTATTGCCTGGGTAAGGCATATAAAATATGTTGTTCAACTTCATTATATATAATATGGTTATATAATAAAAACTATAATATATTAATTATCAAATTAATTATCAAATCGTATATTTTGTGGTGATGTTTGTTGTTGTTTCCATTTTACCATTAAAATATAAAAACACCCAAAACATAATATTTCTAATTTAGCTATTTTAGCGCCACACATTGAACAATAATCCATTTATAATTATTGTATTATATTAAATATTATTATATGACCAAATGAAGACCTAAAAATATTTATATCATAATGTTATTAGACCATTAAACCCATTTTATAATATAGTGTATGAACTATATTATAAAATTACTGTTTTGTCAAAAATCCGTAGAATATAAAGAGAAATAAATACGGATTTTTGACAAAACAACAAATATAACAATAATCATAACAAATATAAAATTACTGTTTTGTCAAAAATCCGTAGAATATAAAGAGAAATAAAAACGGATTTAACGCAAAACAACAAATTTAACAATAATTATAACAAACATTATAAAATTACTATTATGTAAAATAATATTTGGTTTTATAATCGTTTAAATATTCTTGTTCATCATCAGAATCCGATGATTCTGAATCACTAGAATAATTATTATGGCTTTTACCTTTTATAATATGATGATAATGATTAATATAAAGTTGACCCCCTTTCATCTTTATTTTTTCGTCTTTAATAGATTTAATTAATTTAATAGCTTGTTTATAATCTCGGTTGTCAATTGGTTCTTTTTCATCCATTATATGTTCGGTTAAATGTTTTAATATATCACTATAATTATGTATTTCTGTGACCCCTTTTCCTGTTGTTATAACATTAACAGCAGCACCCAAATCTGTTATTGTATTGCTTAGTTTTCTTAATACTGGCATATTATCAAATAACTGTTTTGTGTTTTGTTTAATAAAATTATAATTATTTTCATTACCAAAATTATTACTTTTTAAAATATTAATTAAAAAATCTTGACAATTATTATCTCTAGCAGAATAACCAAAAAATTTATTATTACCAATATTATTTTTGGTTTTTTCTAACATTTCATTAATAGATAAATTATTAGGTATTGGTGTGGTTATTTCTTGTGTTTCTTCGTTATCTCTATTTTTAGGATTTCTTTCCATATTTATTACCTCATTTTTTTCTAATAAATATTTTTCATTATTGTATAATGTAATAACCAAATATAAATGAAATAATTCATCATATGCCCTTTCTACTCGTTTCCCAAATTTTCCTAAACTAAAAACACTAAGCGCACCAGTAATCAGTGCAGGAACTGGACTCCTTTTAATTGTTATAGACTTAATATAAATATGTTGTGTAGTTCGTAAGATATTCCGAACTTTAGGAGGATAATCATTTCTACCGTAAATTATTGCTTTAGTGTAATCACTAACTGGTTTAACAATATTTTTATTTAGTGTTTTTTTTAAACTATCTAATTGTAAAGTAATACTACCTCCTGATGTTGTGTCGTTTCGTATTTCTTGGATAATTTTCTTTGTTTGTAATGATAATTTTTTAGGCATTATAATATTGTGTAGAATATAATTTTTACCATAAAATATTCCTACTTAAATTATTAGGTGAATATTTATCATTTTGCCATTTACCTTTAATATTTGCTGTTCGTTTTAAATATAATTCTTGTCTCTTTGGGTCTTTATGTTTTGTAAAGTCTTCATAATTCATTTGCCCAAAATGTACCATTTTCCCGTCTGGATTTTGTAGCATATATTTTTTTGTTGGTTTAGAAGATATATATATTGGTATATGCTCACCAAAATATAAATAAGCTTTTTTTATTACTTCTTCAGGATTAGAATAACTTTTTAAAGAATTAAATTTGATAATATCCATTATACATTATAGTAATATTATTTATTTAAACTTTATTTTCTTCTTTAATACCATTTTCTAATTCCATTTTTTCCTCTTCAATTTCGGCATTAACATCTCTTTTAATAGCAATCATACCACAACACATATTAACATCTGTACATTTAGATTTAAAACCGTATCTGATTAATAAACCAATAATACCAACAAATAACGTACTTAAACCATATATTAGTGTGTCGTTCATATTATATATTTATTGGTTAGATAAATAATTATGTTAACAAATCAATACCAACGACTGAAGTTGATACTCCGTTTATTGTTAATATGTTAATGCTCATTAATGCTGATGTATTGGAAGGAATAGTAACAGGACTCGAATATTTAGTTAAAATGTTTGTACCTAACCCTGTTAAAAATGATGTTCCAGATGTTCCATTATTTCGTATTCCTACATAATAAATAGAGCTATTTCTAGGGCTAGATAACACTAATGTTGTAACAGTATTAGTGGAACCAGTAAAAATAATGGTACTGGTTCTAATAGTTACATTATTGCAATTAACAGTCAGTGTTGTACCAATAAATCCTGCATTAGGACTCGAACCCGCCGATGTTCTTAGTTCGGCCGAAACTGTGACAGCATTGAGAGTTGTTGCATTAATCGTTGTAACACTTAAATCTGAAGTATTGGGGTTATAGGTTAAGGGACCAGTTATACTATCAACATATAACAATGAATTTGTATTTGCTCCACTACAAAAAACAAGATTATATAAAACATTACTGTTATCATTAGTAGTAGTAATAGACGAGGTAGTTGTACTAATTGTGCTTGTTGTTGCATTTCCTAATAAATCCCCGCTGAATTGGTTACAGGCGAGCCTAGATAATGAGGGGTCATAGCTTAAAGGTGTGACGCTATTGTCTACATAAAGAACACTAGTAGAACTTACTGTTTTGCTGAATGGTATAAAATATGCTCCGCTTGTATTGTCTGAAGTTAAAGAAATAGACGATGATGATGAAGCATTACCGACCAATGAACCATTAAAGCTAGTAGCGCTTATATTTCCAGTATTTGGATTGCAGTTTATACCGGCGCATTTTTGAGGTCTTCCACTTCCACTTGCCGAATTATCAAAAAACCCCAAATAATGGGTTGTGTTTGCGTTAGTGTTTAAACTCACAATATTACCTGACCAACTATCTGGTGTTAGAGTGTTAATTGGGGGACTACCAAAAATAATATGTAACGGGTGAATAATTACTTGATTGTCATTAGGAACAGAAGGTGAATATAAAGTAATTTGAGATGTTTCTATATTGCAGTAAATATTATTAGAAATATCATTAACTATTATATTTTCGCCGTTTAAATTTGTGTTAATATTTGAAACATCATTTATTATAATCTGGTTATTAAAAGTTGCTATTTGGTTATGTGTTTCATTAGCATTAAAAGTTGCTAAACCATTAACATTTATTATACTTAAATCTTCGGTACCTTGTGCAACTGGAAATGCTAAAAATGACCCTAATGCTTCATTATATGTCAAAGGAACATTTTCAACAATAAACACTGAAGGGTCAAATATTGGAAGGTTTTCAATTGGTGGTTCGTATGTTGCCATATTCTAATATACTATACCATAACATAATATTTATTTTTAAATTAAATAAATTTTATTCTATACTTAATTTATATAATGCCTAAAAAAGAATTATTTGATGGTCGTATAATTAATATGTATGAGAAGATACCAAAACATTTATTAGACAATGTAGAAAATCCAAATTATGATTTACATAAATTAAAACTTCCTTTTCGGATGTGTATTGTTGCACCATCGGGAAGTGGTAAAACAAATTTTTTATTAAATTTAATTCATATGTTTTGCTGTGGTAATAAAGGAACTTTTCAAACAATACACATTATAACGAGAAATGAAGATGAACCATTATATAAATGGCTAAAAGGAATTAATGATTCTATTATAATTAAAGAAGGTTTAACAAATACTCCAAAATTGGATGATTTTGACAAATCAGTAAACCATTTATTGGTATGGGATGATTTAGTTTTATCTAAAGATTTGACAAGTGTTGAACAATATTATATAAGAGCTAGAAAATTAAATGTTAGTGTTATATTTATATCTCAAAGTTATTTTAAGATACCTAAAATAATAAGGAATAATTGTTCATATATGGTATTGTTAAAACTATCAGGTAATAGAGAAGTAAATTTAATATTATCCGAATTTGGCCTCGGTGTCACTAAAGAACAATTATTAAATTTTTACAAATATGCAACACAGGAGAAATTTAGCCCTTTATTAATTGATTTAGAAAATGACCCTGATAAAAGATTTAGAAAAGGATTGAATGAAATATTAAATATATCATCATATAATTAGAGACCATTAAAAAGACCTAATAATAATTATATCATAATGTTAAAAGACCATTAAACCTATTTTATAATATAGTATATTAACTAAATTATAAAATTACTGTTTTGCGTTAAATCCGTAGAATATAAAGAGAAATAAAAACGGATTTAACGCAAAACAACAAATATAACAATAATTATAACAAACATTATAAAATTACTATTATGGGTTAAATCCGTAGAATATAAAGAGAAATAAAAACGGATTTAACCCAAAACAACAAATATAACAATAATTATAACAAACATTATAATATTACTATTATGTGTTAATATTATCAATATCTGAAATTATATTTATTTCTTTTCTTAATGCAGGGTCTTTTGGTTGAAAAAAGTGCTTTAATATATATTCATTCTTTTTAAAATTACAACTTTTATTTAAATCATCAAAGAATTCTAAAAAGTGTTCGGTATCCGAATATAAATCTTTACTCCTATGTTGAAAATTATTTATAAAATGCAGATAAGCACAACAATACCATCCACAAGCACTATTCATTAATGATTGTATATCTTTGGTATTATGTGGCATATGTTTTTTATTAGTTGTATTTTCAAAACATTTTAATATATCCGTTGGTGGAGGCATTCCGAACGAATCAAAATACATACTTTGAATATTTCCGTTAGGGTATTTATTAATTTGTAAACAGGTCCAATGAGAACCAGAATTTAAATGACCCTTTTCGTCATATTCATCTTCTAAATTAATAATATATGATTTATTAAATTTAAATTTTTTGGGTACTTGGTCTTTAAATATAATTTCTTCTAGAGGAATATTCATCTTTATACTTAATTCTTTTAATTGTTGGTCAGTTAACATTTATATATTATTAAGATAGATATTTATTTATACATTTATTTATACATTAATTTAAATATAAAGCCCACTACCCTTGCTAAATTTTTGATAAGCTGGCGGCAATGTATGTTGAAATTGAAAATTACTCGCATATGGTTGTGACTGTAAAGCCGGCGGTAAATGTGCTAACATTCCCCCATTTATGCCCATATAATATTTTTTATTACCAGTACCTAAACCTGTACCTAATCCTTTACCTTGATATTTTGAGGGATTTTCCAAATAATCAGAAGCTATTTTGGTACCTGGTCCAACTAATGGTGCTAATTCTGGGGCATATTCTGCTAAAGCAACACCGCCTTCTTGTATTGCTTGCTTTGCTAGTGGTAAAGCTTCCCGAGCTATACCATATATTGTCTTTACAGCTTTTTTTCCTATAAGTTTTTTTAATCCTCTATCAAATTTTTTTCCAAATATTCCTTGTCCTTGCATTTGTCCAGCGTTTTCTTTATTGACCATTATTTCTTCAGGGTCTAAAGAAATGTCAAGCCCTTTATTTCTTGAAAATGTACGGGTAACAATATCATATGTTTCTGGCTTTATTATTAAACAAACACCCTCACCCTCCATATCTGGCCTTACTCTGACCTTGTGGCCATTTCTAATTTTACTAATTTGTTTAGGGGACATTTTAACTTTTATAGATTGCATTATATATATATATTATGGTTAGATAAAAAATAAATAAATACATTATTTATTTTTTAATAAAAAGTATTAATTTAAACCCTTGCACCTGTTAGTATATCAATATTAATGCTTACTCCATATTCTACAAAACACCATAAATTAATTGGTAGTACTGAAGAATTAATGCCGACACAACTTATAGACTTTGGTACTGATTCTTCAACAGGTAACATTCTAGACACATTAGTATAATAATAATTATACGCCATTTCGAAAGATAAGGAATTAATAAGACCAGACGAAAGACCATCAACCATTGCGCCATTAATTCCGAGGCCTTGAAATTGATTATTGAAATGTTCAAATGTGTATCGCTCAGTATTATAAATTGCATTTTGACCTGACACAACAATATTAAATTGATTTAATAAACAAAGAGGAGAAGTTGGACCAGTTCCAGCAGGGTCAAATGGCGACTGATAGACAGGAGTGGAATTTAATATACCCGCCCCACCTGGTACTATTGATGTAAAAAACGGTAACAATAAAACTGATTTAATATTTGCTATACCATTAGTGATTAAATTATTAAAGGTTACACCAGAACCAATATTTAAAATTTGATATTGGTAATAATCAGAATAATCAATGGTTTTAATAGGAGATGATAAATATGCACTTTCAAATACCGGGTTGAATGTGTAGGCGGGAACATATAAAAATATGTTATTACCTACTTGACCTGTAGCAACATTTGCAAGTGAACGTTGAGAAGAATTTAAACATATATTTCCTACACTTAATGATGCGGTATATGTACCATTAGGTAATGTTGCATTTCCGTTGCTCGCTATTGCTGATGATATCATTAATGGCTGTACGCCCCCAACTGGTACATCTGTTGATGTTAAATTTAACCCCCCCGCTGCTTTGGTGAATACACAAGAACTATTATTTAAATTAAGAATCATTTTCATATAAACCCCTTTTAGCAATGGTACATGATTGAAGAATGGATGGAGATGCCTTAAATAAACAGTAGCCCGAACACTAATTTGGTAACAACCAGGAACAATAGGAGGACCAACAGCGGCGTTAACTTTTCTGCTTATAAAAGATTTAAATAATTCACTAGCTTTTGCATCGGTTAATAATCCAGAATATGTACCAGTACCTGAAGAACCATCGGGGTCATAATTAATATATGTTTGTCTTTGTAAAAAACCCTCATTTGCTTGCGTTGATTTATATTTATTAAATACAGCTGTAACAAGAACACCAGTCGATGTTCCTGAAAAATTAGAATTATTACAAACACCAACACCTGAGGCCGTTGGCCCAGCATTATGATACGACCAGGTCAACGCATCATCGGGATAAAACCCAATAGTGCTTCCCATTATTGCAATATCTGACCAACTTAAAGTGGTCATTAATCGAAATGAATTCACCATGGAAATAAAGGGTGTTTGCTGTATTATTGTCGTATTGTTATAGTCAACAGTTAGACTATGAACAATTGACCCAAACCAATTTTTAAGACCAATAGAATAATCAGCAGATGTCCCAGAAGTTCCAGGCGTTAAAGCATCACCAGTTAATGTTAATAATAATGGTATTGACAGGTATGCTTCTCTATAATTTAAATATTTATTGCTATTACTGAGTTGTGAAGTATCAATAACACATTGGTTAGCGCTATATTGTCCATTTTGATTATCTAAAATATTTATCCAATCTTTCCTAATGAAAATATTCGGTGTTCCTTCTAATTCTTGGCTTAAATCAAATACTAATTTGTCACACATTCTATATATAATATAGAAATATATAAAAATTTCTATATTATAGAATATTTAATTAAAATATTATATAATTTTTACTAAATACTAAACTTTATATTATTCTGTCGTCTTATAGTTGGTTTAATCATTAAATTTTGCATTTTGGTTCGTATCTTGTCTAATCCTTTCAATCCCATCCCAACTGGTGGAGGTGCGTTAGTAGTTTCTAAATAATCATTCATAGAATTATATGAACTTTGTCCACCCATTCCACCATCTAAAATAACAGCTCCTATACCTTTTCCTGTTTTTGCCCCTCTTGTGTTTCTATTTAACATAGTTTTATTAATGCCTGGTATATAATATTTCATTTGTATATAATAGCTATAGATTTTTAATTTTTTCATTATACTGTTTTTTCAATGATTTTAATTTTAATAAATTCAATTGTATAGTATGACATATATTTATTTCTTTATTTAATTGTTTTATTGTTTTATCTTCTATACTATTTTTTAATTGATTCATTAAATATTGTTGTTCTTTATAAAAAGTATCATATATAACAATTAAACTGTTTTCATTAATTTCACTATTCATTATAAAATAAATATAGATATTAATTTTAATAAATTGATTCATTTGAATCTTTAATAACAAAAACAAATGTCATTGCGGGGTCTTGTATTTTTAACCCTCTTAAATTAGTACCTAACAATGAAACTGTTATTTCATTATACGTTCCAGGAATTAATTTACACCAAATAAAATTTACTGGTTTTTCATTAATAATTTCTCCTGCTGTTACTGTTGGATTAATTACATATAATGAACCAGTTGGTTGTGCATATTGGTTATCAATATTAGAAATATTAATAATTAAACTATTATTTGGTTGTACGTCTGGGGCTTGTGTTGAAATATACGATAATGTACCATTAGCTAATTTACTAACATATAATGAGACCGGAGGAATGTACGCATTATTTAAATTAATATTTGTAGTAAATCCTATATTATAACCAACTATAATATTAAAATTAGCAGGAATAATTATTGAAGGGTTAAAAGTTTGAGGAGGAAATAATAACCCACTTGGATTAGTCCACCCAACAGGCAAAGATGTAGGGAATAAATAAGTGTTAATTTGTATAGCATAGCGAGTAGTATTTACTAACATCTCGGCATAATAAACATTCTTGCCGGCTGCATCGACCAAATAATGACCATTTTTTATAAATTCATATTGTAAATAAGAATTTATTTGTGATATCTCATATAACCCATCAGGGATAACAATGTTATAAGTTATTTGGACACCTAAATTATTAACCCATATATATTGAAACACATTATTTCCAAACTCTGCTGTTATATTAAACCAACTATAATATATTTGAGCTTGTGAAAGTGAAATATAAGAATCTTTAAAAACAACAGAGTTGGGAAATTTATAAACTAATTTGTTATTATTTCCATCAGGTATTAAATTAGTTGAATTAAGAATTAAAGTCCTCATTTATATATTATTAACATAGATATTATTTTTTAAAATAATTAATATCATTAACTGGATTATATAATTTTAATAATTTTGTTTTTTTATAACCACTACCACTATATTGTTTATGTGATAAATTTAAATTAGTAGGTACTGAAGAACCTCCAAAATAAAACGGTATTTGCTGCGATGCTGTTTGTATTCTTTGCTTTTGTTCTAATACAACTGGATAATAACCACTATTCATTATATATAATAATGTTAGAAAATAATTAATGTCCTAAATTTATTAAATCCATTAATAATTCCTTTGCTTGTCCTTTAGGCAATAAATTCTGATGTGATAATTTTAAAATAATTCTTTTAAACTTTTTAACTATATCAGGGTTATCATTTCCTGCCAATATCTCACCTTTTAATACTTCAAATTGATTAACGTCTTTATCTTGTTCTGCTTTTATTGGTTTTGGTAATTGTAACCTGTCTTTTATTTGTGTTTCTTTAGCAATCTTATCTAAAATTAATTTGTCATCATTATTTAATTCATTTAAATCATCATAAGTTGGGGCTTTATTGCTTAACAACTTTTTTAACACTTCAGCAACATTATTGCTCACTCTTTGAGATGGTAAAGAAGGAATACCCGATCCTGCTTGTCTTTTAATAGCTACTATATTATCATCTAAACGATGTTTATTAATCAGATGTTTTCCAATGGGTATAAATTTAGGGGCCTTAATAATTCCTAATGAATAATCAATATCAGTGTCTAGTACTTGCGAAGGATGTTTTCTAGCTAGTGTAATTTTTACTATTCCCTTACCTTTTATTCCTTTACCCTGTTGTGGTATTGGTATTGGTATTGATATTGGTGGCTCGCCCTCACCACCACCACCACCACTATTTTTTATTATTTCGTTCATTCTATTTACTAACATAAATATTTCCTCTTTTGTCAATCTTGTAGTAAATTTTTTATTAATAACTTCATTGCTAAAATTTTTTTTATTTTTCATATTTTCAGGTAATAATGGAACTAATGTCTCCCACTTGTCATCAAACTCTTTATATAATTCTTCTCTTGTTTTTGATGTTTGAATTGGTTTATATTGTTCTATTAACTGTTTTAAAATTTCAATGTTTTCTTTAGTATCTTCACCCATCTCTGTTACACCATCTAAACGGCTTAACACTTCATTAATCCCTTCTTTATTATTGTTAGCTATATCTTCGTTTAACTGTTCAATGATAATGCTCAAATATTCATGGTTTGGTAAATTTTTCACTATATTATTTAAAATTTGTCTCATTTGTGATTGTTGTATAGCATTATTTTCTTGTGATATTTGATTAAATATATTTGGTATAGTTTCAATAATATTTTGTATCTCTTTTAAATTTGTTATTGTGTTAATATGTCGTCTTTCAACACCAGCACCCAAACTAGTTATTAATTTAATAATATTATCTATATCAGTTTTTTTCGCCATAGTATTAATAATGGTTTGTTGATTTGCTATAATATTATTGGCGGTTGATTGTTGCAAACCTAATTCGACCCCTTGAGTTAATTGAAATCTTTCCATATATCTTTGTAAGTAATTTAAAAAAATAGGGGCTAGTACCCCAAGAGAATATAATTTTTTCATCTGTTCAGAAATAGGACCAAAATTTTGACTTAAAAATATTAATTGCTCGGCGTTTAATTGTGTTGTGATGGCTTGTGCTTGTTGTCCGTCTGTAATAGCTAATAATTTGCTATTTAAATCAATCTTTAATCTTTCCACATCTGCCAATTTTTCTGTAACACTTCTGTAATCTGTCATTTCTACCGGCAACTGTCCGGTACGTTTATAAATTTTATTTGCTTGATAATTTTTGTCATCTAATTCAATTTGTAGTTTTAAATTTGATAAATATGCATTTCTAGCATTTGTAACATCTAATAATGTTTTATAAGGTTGACCACTCATATATATAATTATATTATATTTTAATTTTGATTATAGTATAATTATAATCAAAATTTAACAAACATTTAATTATTAGTATTGATAATATTTCCTGCTATATCCATAATTAATTTATTGGTTTTTATATCTTCTTTCAGTTGTAAAAATTGTGGTTCTTCTTGGTCTAGTTTCTGCTGTTGTTCTGGAAATCTTGCGTCGACATAACTAGCATATTTACTATAATCTGATGTATTATTAAATAATTTTTCATTACATATTTGATTAAATTTTTTATTAATATAATCATCATTATCTGATTCTAATAATATTTTAACTTTATCAAATATATCTGTTTTCTCTGATAATGATAAATATTTAATATTCAATAATGGATCCTTGTTCATTTCTATTAATGTAATAATTTTACATTTCATTAATTTTTCCCTTAATTTTGGTAATTCTATAGGATTAATTTCCATATAATATTATACTAGATAAAAAATATTGTTGTTTATAATGTTTGTTATAATTATTGACATAATAGTAATTTTATAATTGTTGTTATAATTGTTGTTATAATTGTTGTTATATTTGTTGTTTTGCGTTAAATCCGTATTTATTTCTCTTTATATTCTACGGATTTTTGACAAAACAGTAATTTTATATTTGTTATGATTATTGTTATATTTGTTGTTTTGTCAAAAATCCGTATTTATTTCTCTTTATATTCTACGGATTTTTGACAAAACAGTAATTTTATATTTGTTATGATTATTGTTATATTTGTTGTTTTGTCAAAAATCCGTATTTATTTCTCTTTATATTCTACGGATTTTTG